TTACTGCCCCCCAACGACCGGCACAACAACAATTTTTCGATCATATTTTGCAGTCTGCGACACGTTTTTGTGTCCAGAAATGGCCTGCTTATCAGTTAGCGAGCCTTCCAGATCGGATATCCCCTTCGCTTTCAGATCGTGAAAGGTAAACTGAAAATCAAGGTCTGGATATTTTTCGGCCGCTGTTTTTTTTGCTTTCATCCACTGCGCATTAAAAGCATCGCGGGTATATCGCGCACCAGATTTCTGATGGATTAGATAGATGCTGACCATCCCGTCGTTAACCGGCATTTTATTTGCCATCTCAACAGCGGCACGAAGACGGTCTGTCCATGCTTTAATCTGAGTGACAGCCGTTTTGCTTTGCTGAATAAGAATACCTTGCTCGGTGAGTTGGCTTTTCTTCAGTTCGAGAATATCACCCTGCCTGGCGCAGCAAAGATAAGCCAGCTCCATACCCACTTTGACCACGTCCGGGGAAACTTCATATAACGATGCGTATTCATAGTCAGTTATATAGCGTGTTCTCGCTTTCTCTTTAAACTGCTTCACACCCTGGCATGGGTTCATTTTCACCTTGCCCCGTTCGTAAGCCCATCTAAACACTCGCGACATAAAAGCCTTTTCCCGGTTAGCCTGGACTCTGCTTTTTACCCCCCGCTTATCCATGTATTTTCTGACATGTTCAGGCTTGATGCTCTCAGGCTTCATTTTTCCGAAGACAGCAGTAATTTTTACTGAGTATTTGAGATAGTCCTTACGCGTTTCAGTGGCCAGTTCGTGAAAGTCGCCGGAGTTGATAAACTCCTGGCAAAGCGCGTTGAAAGTATTGGTAGCCTTACTGTCGTTAATGAACTGCTCATATGCTGCCCAAACCTGAGCCTTACTCAGATCTGCGTTGCACAAACGTATAGTTCGCCCATCTATCGCGCGAAACTCATACGCTGATTTGCCCCGACGAACGCGGGGCGGCATCCAATTATCCTCTGGGTTCTTGCGTGCTCTGGACATTACATATCCTTAAAGTTTGGCTCTTCTTCCTCTGGATTTGCCAATACTGGCTTCATTCCAAGTGGATTATCGACATGCGCCCAGGTTGTGCCAGGCCTTCCGTCTTTCCGAGGAACGAAGAACACGCCGCTATCTTTAAGTGCTTTACACTGCAAGGAGGGGCGGCGATATCCGGTCAGCTGATACAGATCATCCGGAGTTAGAAAACGTTGGTTATGCACGCTCATAGGTCACTCTCCACTTAGCCCGGCTGCACCCGGGCGTTAATCAATACTGCTGGTGGTGGACATCAGTTGCGCTCTTGCTTTATCGCATACAGTTTTGTTCCCGGCTCAACATTAAAGTCCAGCCAGCGGAAATCGACGTTCCGTTCGTGGTTTGGGTGGTGCCAGGCCACCACTTCACCCACCAGATGAGTTGTAAGCTCCGGGTTTACAGGTGCTGCGGAGAGCATGGCGACGCTGCGCAGATTGTTCATTGCTGCGATGTGCGCAAGGTTAAGCGCTTCAAGACGAGAGCCCAATTCAGTGACGATCGCTGAGTAGGTTTCAATCGTTTGAATGCTGGCGGCATAGCTGTGTGCCGTTCTGACCAACTCAATGATGGTCATGTTAGCCAGTTGCTCTTTCATTGGCGTATCTCCAGCAGTTCGTTGAAGCGTTTCATAAACAGGCCGTAGGCCTGGCCGGGGCGGAGTGGAATGATCTGGATGAGATCGGATGCCGGTATGCCTTCGAGAATCGGCCAGCGTGTGCCGTCATCGATTTCCAGATCACGACGCTCGGTTGCCAACATGACCAGATCGGCATATTTCACGGCGGGAGACTGGTGAAGTGGCAGGCCGAACTTACAGCGGATCAGGTCATCGACCTGTGTTTCGATGCGGCGATAATCCGGCAGCAGCGCTTTCAGCGGCGCGGGAATGTCCAGGCAATACGCTTCTGCGGCGTCATGCATCAGTGCTTCAAAGGCGAACTCCGCCGGAACAATCTGGCTGCACAGAACAGAGTGCTGCGCCACGCTGTAGAACTCCGGCAGGTGACCGGCAAAGCGGCACTGATTGGAAAGGGCGGTTGCGATATCTTCGATCACCACGTCCTCAGTGGAGGCGTTGAGGTAATCGAAATGCTGACCGGATGCTGTCTGAATAAAACTCATGGTTGATAGTTCTCCGTTATTACGCGCTGCACCGCGCATGAATTTTGGTTGCACGAATCCCTCGCCAGATGGCGATAATAAAAAATGGCTTCGCTTTAATAAGTACCCGGGCAGGGCACTTAATGAAGCGGGCGGCTGCAACCGCCTGGTTAGTTTCTCCACACAACACAGAAGAGCACCTGCGGCTGGGGGATACCGCCCGGATGGATTGGGTTATGAGCCCGTCACCCGGTGATGCTCTTGTGTGTTGCGTAAAAAAGTGCGGCGTCCTCACGGGTTCAGTTCCGACGCCGCCAAAAACTACACAGCTTGCTTTATTCAGTTGTGGGCCTGTCTTTTCACCACTTCAGGCTCGGTGGACCCTGCTATTCCCCAACAACAAGGATTCGGTTAATCTGGATTTCCCCAACAACAAAAAGAGTATTCAAAGTGATCGCTGAATTATCAGCGGCAATGGCCGCACTTAAAGAAACCGCTGGGCTTGTGAAAGTAATTAGCTCTGCAAAGACTGATGCAGAGATAAAAGCAGCAACCTTTGAACTTCAAAGCAAATTAATCACCCTTCAGTCCGACTGCTTTACTCTTGGCGATGCTGTTCGTTCGCGCGACGAAGAGGTAATGCTTCTCAAAGCAAAAATTGCAGAGTTTGAAGACTTTAAAGCCCAGACTGAAGGTTATGTTCTTAACCAACTTGATTTTGGTTCGTTTGTGTATACAAAAAAGGAAATCGTGGGAGAGACAGAAGTTGAAGTGCATCTTTGCCCACAATGTTTTTCCAAACGTCAAATATCTATATTGCAACCAACAGGTGAAGCTTCTTATAACTCCCATACTGAGAAATGGTATTTTCAATCGCGATGCCATTGCTGTAGCTCCCTTTACTCAATGAACAGGTCTGGTTACAAACCGATAGACATGGTTTATTCCTGTTAGGGACATCCAGATTTTTAAAGAGCAAAGCGTCCTGTAGGGCGCTTTTTATTGCCTGCGAATCATCCGGTCATTCATACGCCACCGGCGGCTACTTCGTGGGCGTCCTGCCTGTTCGCTGTTGGTAGGATTAATGTAGGATAACTTACCTTTAACTGTCAATATCAAAAGTAGGAAAACTTACATGCAGGGTGTAAAAAAAGCCGCATGTCGCGGCTTCAATTATGTGGAGGGCGGGATCAGAGGTCTGTAACTACTTGCTTAACAACCCCAACAAGGCGGCAGTTACCGTTAACTTCTAGCACCCTATAGTGAGGGTTAAGTGGGACAAGATATCTAACAGGCCCATCAATAACGAATTTTTTCAAAGTGGCTTCTGTTGAACCATCGATTTGAGCTACAACGATGCGCCCATTGACTTCATAGGGTCCGCCATAATCAGGGTCAACAATAACCAGTGAGCCTTCAGGTATGCTGGGCGCTCCATTAGGATTTGTCATTGAGTCGCCGCGAACCCGGAGAGCAAAGCCCTCATCAGATAGGCTCGCTGTGGTGTAAATCCACTCTTTGACGTCATCCCGAGTTAAAGGCGCTCCAGACTCGGTCCATTCCCCGGCCTGAACCCATGACAGTACAGGTATTTGCTTAACGCCAAACTTATCAGTAGGGCGCATGGTCGGGATATCGCTGTCAGGATCACCAGTGCCATCAATCAGCCACTGAGGGTTGCATTTTAAGGCAGCAGAAAGCGCCTGAAGATTCGAACCTCCAGGAGCATAATCACCAGATTCCCACCCCGTGACAGTTACACGGTTTACACCAACGAGCTTCCCTAATACGGCCTGTGTGAGCTTCAGCTCTTTGCGCCGTGCGCGGATGCGATCATTCATATTCATGTAGGCAATCCTACCATTTATTGAGGTAGGAGTCCTTGACCTCCACATGTAAGATATCCTACTATCGCAGTGTTCCTATTAACTACATGAGGCAGTCAAATGAACAAAGATGAAGTGCTTTCCTACTTTGGCGGCGTGAGTAATTTAGCCAAGGTGCTTGGTATATCACACGCATCAGTTTCCGGATGGGGAAGTGTTATTCCCAAAGGCAGGGCATTTGAAATTCAGACCATCACGAAAAGCGCATTGAAGGTTGATCCCTCTCTCTACGCAAAGCCTAACGAAACGGCAGCTTGAACGTAACCACAGAAACAAGAGGTTAACCGTGGACCATAAACACTGGCAGGTAGAAAAGCAGCCCGCGTGGCTGGTGGCAGCTATCAAAAAGACTATTTCCAGTTTGCCGGGTGGCTACACCGAGGCAGCTGAATGGCTGGGCGTTACTGAAGACGCGCTATTTAACCGCCTGCGCACTGGGGGCGATCAGATTTTCCCGATGGGATGGGCAATGGTTCTCCAGCAAGCCAGCGGCACAAAGCATATTGCCGACGCGGTGTCGCGCCAGTCTAACAGCGTTAACGTTCCGCTGGTGGATATCGAAGACGTGGATAACGCCGACATCAATCAGCGCCTGATGGAAACCTTTGAATGGATCAGCGAGCACTCGCGCTTCGTCCGGCAGGCTACAGCCGACGGTGTTATTGACCAGGCAGAACGGGCTCAAATCGAGGAGAACAGCTATCAGGTGATGGCTAAGTGGCAGGAGCATTTAACGCTGCTTTATCGCGTTTTTTGTGCGCCAGAAAAGAGTAACGCCCGCGAGTGTGCAGCTCCGGGCGTCGTGGCGTGTCGTAACAGTGGAGAAACTAACGCATGAACAGTTTAACGGTAAATAACCGCTTACCGCAACTGCGGATGATCCCGGTGCCGGGCTTACCGCTGTTTCGGTATGAACGCAGAGTATCAAACCGCTGGGTGCCGTGTAACCACAGCCGCGCGGCTGGCGTCGTGGGTGTCTACTACCGGAGGGCAAAAGCCTTATGCGCGAACTTAACCGCTGGTTCAAAGACCACCACGGCATCCGGGTGCAGGTTATCCGCTGGGAGCCTGAAACCCGCCGCGTTATCTATCTGCGTAAAGGGTATGAGTTCGGCGAATGCTTCAGCCCACTCGATCAGTTCCAGCGCAAGTTTACAGAGTTAAAGGACGACCATGAGCACTAAATTAACCGGCTACGTCTGGGACGCCTGCGCCGCATCTGGCATGAAGCTCTCAAGCGTGGCGATCATGGCTCGCCTGGCCGACTTCAGCAATGACGAAGGCATCAGCTGGCCGTCTATCGGTACCATTGCGCGGCAGATTGGCGCGGGCGAAAGCACCGTGCGTACAGCGCTGGCCCAGCTTGAAAAGGGCGGCTGGCTCGCGCGTAAGCAGCGCCGTCAGGGTAACCGCAACGCGTCGAACGTTTATCAGCTTAATGTGGCAAAACTTCAGGCTGTGGCATTCTCTCACCTGTCAGATTCTGACCCGTCAAAATCTGACGCATCAAAATCTGACCCCTCAAAATCTGAGGCATCAGAAAACAGCACCGGCGGCGGTTTTGACCCGTCAGAATCTGGCGGGGATCCGTCAGTAAATTCAACTACAGATCCACAAGTAAAATCAAAACCCCTTTGTCCGGTTGCGGGGCAACCCGACCGTGAAGTTTTAATCACTGATCAGGCTAAACAGGTTTTAACCCACCTGAACCAGAAAACCAGCTCACGGTACCAGGTCTGCAAATCCTCCATGGAGAATATCCGCGCCCGACTGGGTGAGGGCTTTACCCGTGAAGAGCTGATACTGGTCGTGGACTACAGCACGGCGAAGTGGGCGGAAGACCTGAAGATGGCCGAGTACCTCCGCCCGTCAACCCTGTTCCAGCCGTCAAAGTTCCCTGCGTACCTCCAGTCGGCGACGAAGTGGGATATCGCCGGGCGTCCGGTACGGGAAAACGGGAGGTGGGTGACCTGTGCGGTGGCGCGCGCCAGCTACAGCGATGTTGATTACAGCCAGATTCCAGAGGGGTTCCGGGGATGAACAACATTTCACAGGTACTGGAGTACATTACCAATAACCCTGGCGTGCTGCCCTCAGAGGTCGCTGCGGCACTGCCCGGCATCAACAAAAGCACCGTATTCGGCGCAGTCGATAACCTGTGGCAGGCCGGGAAAATTCAGCGGATCGGGAGCGCTGACGGTTTCCGCTATCTTGCCGATCAGCAGGATGTGAGCAGTAACAGCGTGCTGGCAGCACTCGAAAAGCGCGCCGTTGAGCTGGAGAAAAAGGGCCAGTGGCGTCGGGCTGCAACAGTCTGGCTCCAGGCATATGACACAGCGAGCGTAAATGCAGACCGCGAGCGGTACCGTAAACGCTGGTCACGCTGTTTATCGGGAATGACACGGGGTATGCCGGATAGCGGACAGATTGCCGGTCACTATGTGGGGAACAAATAATGCAAAACCAATATTGCCTGGCACTGGCAGAACTGCGCAGCCGCCCGGCCCACGAGCTTAAAGAAGTGGGTGATCAGTGGCGCACGCCGGAAAACATTTTTTGGGGCATTAATGCGATGTTCGGCCCGCTCGTTCTGGATCTGTTTAGCGATGGCGAGAACAGCAAATGCGAAGCGTATTACACAGCTGAAGTCAATGCGCTTACGCAGGACTGGTCCCTGAAGCTGGCCGGACTTAACGGCGCGGCGTTCGGCAACCCTCCATACAGCCGCGCATCACAGCACGACGGCGAATACATCACTGGTATGCGTTACATCATGCAGCACGCCAGCGCCATGCGTGATAAGGGCGGTCGTTACGTGTTTCTGATTAAGGCTGCCACCAGCGAAGTGTGGTGGCCGGAAGATGCGGATCACATCTCGTTTATCCGTGGTCGCCTTGGTTTTGATCTGCCCTCCTGGTTTATTCCAAAAGATGAAAAACAGGTGCCGACCGGCGCGTTCTTTGCGGGTGCAGTGGCTGTGTTCGATAAAACATGGCGCGGCCCGGCGATGAGCTATATCAACCGCGCCGATCTGGAGGCGCGTGGTAATGCTTTTATCGCGCAGATCCGTCGTGAAGCGCTGCGCCTGTTACCCCAGATGCCGCAACAAAATATTCCGGAAGTTATTCCTGATGCCGCTGATGAGGCTGTTGGAAGTGCAGTTGAGCAGCAACAGGCCAGAGAAGTACCGCTGCCGGAACCGGGAAGCAACTGTGAAGATGATTTGCCGCTGCTACAGGAACATATTCTTTCGCAGAGCGGGATCAGGGCATGGGCCTGTGTTCGCGCTGCGTTCGGCGACAAGGTGGAATACACCTTCAAAGAATCGAAGTTTGCCCATGTCTGGGCTTCGGACAATGTATCAGCTCCGACGGTTGTGACGGTAAGCGCTGGCGATATTGCTGTGGCTGAAGTTCTGATAATGGAGAAAGAACTGCACATGGCGGTAAGCGAATGGCTGGATAAGGAGTTCGAGGCGACTGATCCTGCCAGGTACCATATGCAGGAACGCCTGAATACTGCTGGCATGGAGGCGATGAACGAGTATGCCATGGCGATCCCGGTATTCCTGAGTGTCATTCAAAGCATGGAACCCACCGCGCGCGGCAACATTCGAAGCATTCGCGCCACCCTGAAGGATTACATGAGCAAAGCCTCATCACAGGAGGATGCAGCGTGAAGAATTTAACAGTTCGCCAGCGCGAAGTGTTCGATCTGCTGGTGGATTTCCAGAAAACACGCGGCTACCCGCCATCACAAAAAGAAGTTGCCGTTCTGATGGGGGCCAGTTCGCCGAACGCGGCCACTGACATGCTGCGGGCGCTTCAGCGCAAGGGAATGATCACCCTCGCGCCAGGCGTAAGCCGCGGTATCACGATCACTACGCCGACAGCAGAGGATGAAGCGATTTCATTACTGCGCGCGCTGGTGAACGGTGAGGATCACGCCAGAGCCCGCGCAATTGACTTTCTCGACTCCCGCAAGGTGACGCTATGAAACTGGTAATGCCGTTCCCGCCCACCGTCAATACCTACTGGCGCGCCCCCAACCGGGGGCCGCTGGCCGGTCGCCATCTCATCAGCGCTAAGGGTCGCACATACCAGAGCGACGCGTGCGCGGCGATCATTGAGCAGTTGCGCTGTCTGCCGAAGCCCAGCAGTGCCCCGGCAGCCGTGGAAATTATCCTGTTCCCGCCGGATGCCCGCCGCCGTGACCTCGACAACTACATCAAAGCGCTCTTTGACTCGCTGACGCACGCCGGGGTGTGGGAAGACGACAGCCAGGTGAAACGGATGCAGGTTGAATGGGGGCCGATCACCCCAGGTGGAAGGGCAGAAATAACGATCAGAAAATTTGAAGCCATGGCGAGTGCAGTCGCCAGATAAGTGGAGAAGAGCATGCAACAGTTAACGAAAGTAACCGGTGCGCTGACGATGTCCAGCCGTGAAATTGCCGATCTGGTGGATTCACGACACAGTAATGTGTGCGTCACGATTGAACGACTGATGAGTGGCGGGGTGATCGGGGGGTATGCCGCATTGCAGTACACCCATCCTCAGAACGGCCAGACGTACAGTTATTACGAGGTGAGCAAGCGCGACAGCTACATCATCGTTGCGCAGCTCTGCCCCGAATTTACCGCCCGGCTGGTGGACCGCTGGCAGGCGCTGGAGCAGGGGCAACAACTGGCCGTGCCGCAGTCGCTGCCGGAGGCGCTTCGTCTTGCCGCTGATCTGGCGGAGGATAAACAGAAACTGACGGCGGAACTGGCCGCCGCCGCGCCAAAAGTTGAGTTTGTTGATCGCTACTGTACCGCAAGCGGCTCGATGTCGTTCCGGCAGGTGGCAAAACTGCTCCAAGCCAAAGAGCCTGAGTTCCGTCTGTTCCTGATCGACAACGACATCATGTACCGCCTGGGCGGATCGCTGACGCCGCGCCACCGGCATATTGCCCTTGGACGTTTTGAAGTAAAGACCGGCACATCAGCGACCTCCAACCATGCATTCAGTCAGTCGCGCTTCACGGCGAAAGGCGTTAAGTGGATTGGCGGCCTGTGGGCGGAGCATCTGGCGAAAGGGAATGCGGCATGAGAGCGCTACTTACCCCTGTAGTTGTCAGGGAACTTGGCGTGGTCATGTTCAGGCCCGGCCCGGATCTGCTGGCGCACTTCAGCTGCGGGCGCATGTTACTTGAGAACGAGCCGCCGCGCCTTGCCGCACTTCCGACGGGTGAAATCCCGCCCGCTACCCAGCCGCTGGCGGAAGATCCCCGGTTGGTCCCGGTTTTCGAAAACAAGAGGGTGATTGCCCGTGCCGGTGGCCTGTCTTCGCTTGAGAACTGGTTAATGCGCGGTACCGGCTGCCAGTATTCGGTCGGTACCTGGCACGATGAAAACACTACCGCGCTTTACCACGAGCCCGGTGTGATCCGCGTCTGCTGGCACTGCGACAACCAGCTGCGCGAACAATATACCGAGCGCCTGGCGGGAATGGCGCGGGCAAATGTCACTGAGTGGATCATCGAGTTTGTCCGTATGGCGCTGGGCTTTGACAGCACGCACCAGCTGACGCTTCCCGAACTGTGCTGGTGGCTGGCGCGTAATGACCTGATTGACGTGATCCCGGAAGATGTCGCGCATAGCGTGCTGCGCCTGCCAGTGGAAAAGATAAAAAGCGTCTATCGCGAAAGCGAGCTGGTACCCACGCGGTCGGCTTCCAGCATTATGGAGGAAAAAGCAAAGCAGGTTCTGGCGCTGCGCATCGACCCGGAGTCGCCGGAGTCCTTCATGCTGCGCCCGAAGCGTAAGCGCTGGGAGAACGAGAAGTACACCCGCTGGGTGAAACAGCAGACGTGCGCGTGTTGCGCCAATCCTGCGGACGACCCACACCATCTGATCGGGTACGGCCAGGGCGGAACGGGTACCAAAGCGCATGACCTGTTTGTGATACCGCTGTGCAGAGCGCATCACGACGAGTTGCACGCTGACATGAAGGCGTTTGAGAAAAAATATGGCACGCAGCCAGAGCTGCTGCTGAAGACATTAGACCGCGCGCTGGCGATCGGCGTACTTGCATAATTTAGTGGAGAGAATTGATGCGTGATATTCAACGAGTTCTTGAGCTGTGGGGTGGTTGGGCGGCAGCGGATCACTCAGGTGTGGATTACTCACCCATTGCCGCCGGGTTCAAAGGGCTTTTACCTCAAACAAAAAAATCGCGACAAGCCTGCACTGACGATGATGCGCTAATTATTGAAAGCTGCCTTGGACATCTTAAAAAGAGGAAGCCAAATGAGCATTCTTTACTGGTTGCACATTACCTGTATGGCATATCAAAACGTGCTATTGCACGAGTTAGGAAAAAGGATGAGAAACTGATACGCATAGAGATTCAAATGGCGGAAGGATTTATCGACGGTTGTTTAGCCATGCTGGAAATAACGCTCGATATGGATAGCTAGTCTGCGTTTCCGGTAAAGTGAAATAAAGATACAGCCATATGCCTAACGAAATATGGCTGGTTTGATGCAGGGTGGTTTGTTGTACTTGAAAATCTTAAAGGATTTTGATTGTCAGGTGTAATTACTGCATCATTTACTTGCTCAAGTAAATGTGATTGCCAGGCAGAAAATTTCTCTTGAGATTTTTTTTGCTTTACGTAAATGATAATACCACCAAAATTATCTCTATATGTGCCTGTGCCGTACCGCTCATTCAATTGCGTCCATCCACCGTAAATGTATGCGGGTCCGTCCCAAAGCTTAGCTTCACCTATCCATTCGAATCTGCCAAGCTGATGTTTGACTAGAAGATCAATGTGACCCCCATGTTGGGTGTCATGCTCAGCATCATAATTTCTGCCCTTCAAAAAAGCAGTTATGACTCCTGTTAGTTCGTCTTCTCCCCAATGACCCTGTTGGTACATATGTTTTTGTGTTTCGAGCAAATGAATCGCATCGTCAATATCAATATAAAGCTGTTCAACGAATTGTTCGTTATTAGCAGCAAATTTTCTTTTGAGGAGCCCTTTAAGATCAGGGTCATATTTACTTAAGACTTGCAAGTCAGCCAGAGAAAACGACGAATCATCCATGAATTTGCTCCAATTGTTCAGAAGGAGTAAAGTATGGGAAAAGAAAATGATCGTAATTCTCTACTAATTCGCCACTTTCAGGGTGATAGAACTCCCCAGTGTGAAGAGCATGAGATAGCTCATCGTCATCAATAGGCACGGGCTCGCTATCATCAGACTCGATGAATTGAAAGTGCATATTTAGCAAATGCAGACGGTTACTTGAAAGATAATCAGTAACCTTGACCAGAAGTATTTTTTCATCGTAGTCAGCGAATGAGTGCTTAGCACCATTTACCAGAGTGACATAAGTGATGTGTTTCAGCGGCCTTGCATTTTCGCTGGTCAAAAAATCGACTACTTCACGACATAACTCCACAACAGGACCTGAAAGGTCTTGTTCAATTTTGGAGTATATGTCGTGTTTAGTTAGCATATGATTTTCTACTCATGCGCTTGGTTAGCAGCTCTTCTTTCTCGAATTTTTTCTAGTGAAAAGAGCATCTTATCGATAACAAAAGAAAGCTGCTCAATCGTAGTACACCTATCAACGATAGCATCATAAAGATGACTGTTAGGTTTATCAATCATAGCCCTTTTTCCGGGCAAGATTAATTCTACAGACAGCGGGTTTGACGGGGTGTTGGCTAAATCCCAAATTTTGCCGAGCTTATATTTGGTTAGAATGGGGCTTGCTGTTTCTCCACCATGATGGTAGCTATCATTCCTTAAGCAGTTTTGACCAGGTTTAAGCTTCAGGGCGCTGACATTCCCGTCAGACGTAAGGAATGCTACCTGAGACACCCGACCATCCAACTGCTCATACATTTCCTGAACCAATGAAAAAAGATCTAAGGGGACAGGAAGGTTGACCCCAGTAACAGATCTTACAAATTGTTCAACAATGAATTGCTGGCGCTCTGATTCAGCGCGTGGTAATACGGATAGGTCTATAGTTAAAGCTAGCACTCCCTGTGAAGGCATAACCATAATCGTATTAAAACACTGAGTTACTTCACGAGTTTTGCACTTTATTTCACCGCCATTCGCTCTCAGCTCAAGTCCCGCATCGCTAAGATGAGCGGAATCAAGTTCAATAACTTCAGTGTAATATGCTTTAGCTGTTACGATAGTCGTTTCGATTTGACGTTCGTTTACAATTGATGAAACAGTTTCAGCATAGTGAAGGTCAGTATCGGCCGAAAGCAATTGCTCTTTTGATAACGGCAAAGGATAGGTATGAAAAAAAATGCTCTGGTCCTGCACTTGCGTTGCTAAAGATGACTGAATCTGAAGTAATGATTGTTCTTCTAATTTGTATAACTTGACGAGTCTAGTGCCACTAAGCATTAAATTATGCCATACGGCATTAATCATCCCTCCAATGTCCCTGCTTTCGTCATGCTCACTTAGCTCAGTTAGTCTTTCAATGAATGGGTTAAGCCCGATGGCAGTGACACCCAACTCACTGCCCAACAATTTTTTTACCTTTGTCCAACCTATACGTTTTGTGATGTCTTTCAAGGTGGTTCTTGATTGTTCTTGCATGAGTAAGTTTCTTTTCCTGTATGCCTGAAGAATTTGGAGCCCTTATCAATATAAAATACGCGTCATTTCAAAATATTTCATTAGTGCGGTCCGTAAAAAGTGATGTAACGTGATAAGAGTGGTCACTTAGACACAACGCTTACTACTTTAAACCTCGCCTCGGCGGGGTTTTTCTTTTTAGGTGCGCAACTATGAAGTAGTAAAGCAGCAAGACTACCCATTGATGCCTGATTGAGTTCATGCATCGTGACGACGGCGTTAATCCGGTCGGGTTCCCACGGCGACGTAGTGAGGGAAAGGAAGTAATAGACATCACTGAGTTTGTGGTGGCATCCCATTAGCGCATCAGTCAGCCTACACTACGAACCGGGGAACCGGAGCAACCATTGCTTAAGGCAACAAAATGACGCTTTTTTTGATGGCCTTCCCAGATCTGAAAAGTCGCTTTTAAGTGGTATTGCATACCGGACTGGCAGGGCTATGCTCAAAGTGCATTCTTTGACAGTCCATATTCCAATAATGGCATGGTGAATCCCCCTGTGCGGAGGGGCAATACTGGCTACTGACGTTGGTTATATATGCATGCGGGGCGCTGAAGCCAGCCAGCGTCTCACCGGGAGGCACCCGGCACCAGAAACACTCTACCTGATTTGAGACCTGTTTATCCAAGCAGGTCTTTTTTTTAACCGCCATTAGTTCAACGGGGTCGCCAAATGGCGGCCTTTTTTATTGCCCTCGGATATGAGGGCGCATTATTGCCTTAATCAGGAGCTTAATATGTTAGAAGCTGGAACCTTTGTAAGTGAAGATGGCAAGCACACCCTAGTCATCACTTCTGTAAACTTCCAGGAAGGTACCTTTACCGGAACCTTTACTGCCACTGAAACCCCGCTGGGAGCATTTACCTACCCGGAGAGTGCATTCACCGGGTCCTGGCTGTATACCGCTGAACGGGCCACCATCAACTACGGTATCGCGTGTTCCTATCGTAATGACCAGCAGGGCTATACCTATGTTCTGCGTGATTACTGGGTAGGTACATCTGGTGACACCCCATCGCAAATCACGCTGAGCGGCAGCCGTTCGTATACGACTAAGGCTGGCGGGCAGCAATTATTCTCGTTTGAGAATCTTACCTTTACCCGCCAGTAAAGCCCGTCCTGTCAGGAGCAAAGCCGCTATTTAATGGCGGCTTTTTTATTTTGTTATTCCTCAGGCTCACAACACACAGCACCCCGACTAATCGGAGGTGAGAGATATGTCCCATATGAGCAAACTCGTAACCGGTGTCGCGCTCGGCACTTCCGGCGGCACAATCCTGAACGGTGTTCTGACAAAACTAAGTCCCGATGAGTGGAGTGCCGTCGGCGTGCTGGCTGGTATCGCGGGCATCATTATTACCGGGCTCATTAACTGGTACTTCAAACGCAAGGTCGCCAACGCGCAGGTAAAGGCGCTGGAGAAATACGGCCCGGCGGTAAAAGTGGGAGATGAATGATATGCCGATGACCATAAGCCTTCGTAAAAAACTCATTGCCGCCGCTGGTGGTGGTGCAATGCTGATCGCCTCCCTGTTTCTCGGCGGTCAGGATGGCGTCGAGGGGCGAAAGTACGAAGCCTACAAAGACGTGGCCGGAGTGTGGACAGTCTGCGATGGTCATACAGGCCGCGATATCGTGAAAGGTAAGACCTATACCGATCGCGAGTGCGATCAGTTGCTTTGGAAAGACCTCCAGCCAGCCAAGCGCACGGTTGATAGCCTGGTCAAAGTCCCGCTGAACGAATACCAGCGCGCCGCGCTCTACAGCTTCGTGTTTAATGTCGGCTCTGATGCGTTCTCTAAATCCACGCTGCTGCGCAAGCTGAACAAAGGCGATCACGACGGAGCATGCGAAGAAATGCGCCGCTGGGTTTACGCTGGCGGGATGAAGTGGAAGGGCCTTCAGAACCGGCGCGAAATGGAGCGCAGTTTGTGCCTGGCGGAGAGTAAGAATGAAATTTGACTGGAAGCCGGTTCTGCTGCTGGTCGTGATGGCCGCCCTAGGCGCAATGGCATTCTGGTACCACGGGAAAGCTGCTGATGAACAGCATCGCGCCGATACCGCAGAGCACAACCTCAATCTTGCGAACGACACTATCAACGACATGCAGACGCGCCAGCGTGATGTCGCTGCGCTGGATGCCAAATATACGAAGGAATTATCCGATGCAAAAGCTGAAAATGATGCTCTGCAGCGCAAGCTTGATAATGGTGGTCGGGTGCTCGTCAAAGGCCGATGTCCAGTGCCAGGCTCAACCGAAGCCGCCAGCACCTCCGGCGTGGGCCATGATGCCACCGTCGAACTCTCTGACGTTGCTGGACGAAACGTTCTCGGTATCCGATCCGCAATCAAGCAAGACCAGTCAGCCCTGAGAGCACTTCAGGAGTACATCAACATGCAGTGCCTAAGATAAGCAAAAGTGAAAAATATTTTCGTTGTTCATGCCTATTTATAGCTATTTATTTCAACCTATAGCTATTCATTGCATGAGTATATCTATATGAATTTAAATGATTTAATCAGGCCTCGCATCTGCGGGGCTTTTTTATTTTGTGGTGACAACCCGCACGAAGAACTGCCGACCGAATCGGTAGAGCATGACCACAAACACACCGAACCCTAACCTGTGAAATGAGCCTTTGGAGACGTCAGTTTAGTGCTGGCGAGCCTTCGGTGGGCTGGCGTTTCATTTCGGCAAAGGTTCATTTCACAAGCGAGGCAAACGCTATGACATACCCAACAGTTGCAGTGAACGGCGTATCTGTTCGAGTCGATGACGAAGGGCGATATAATCTCAACGACCTGCATGCAGCAGCAGTCTCCAATGGAGAGGCCACCGAATCACAGCGCCCAAGTAACTTCATAAAAAGCGCACAGATAAGACGCTTTGCCGATGAATTGACCGAAGCTACAAAAATAGCTTCGACCCGGGTGGTTAAGGGTGGTACGGAATCAGGCGTTTGGGGGCTGGAGTTGCTCGCGATTAGATATGCGGCCTGGCTGAGTCCGAAATTTGAAATCCGGGTATACAACACCTTCCGGGAAGCGGTACTCAGCGGCATCACCAATATGTCTCGCCTCAATCGGCTTGACCTGCTGATCGCCAATGAGACCAAAGAGGTCAGCGCCTGTGCCCGGGCAATGAATAAATGGGGTGTAGGCGGCCGCAAGAAACTGCTCAACTGCGCTCGTGAGCGGATCGTCAGCCAGATGGATCCTGACATGGTCACACTGATGGAAGCGAAGGCCGGGTGACCGGCTCATAATTGAGCTCGTCGCCAAGAGAGCTACTTTCACAACGGCTTTCCATTCCAAAGCTCATCTCAGGGTGGGCTTGATAATGGCTATAGTGACCCAGCGCTTGGACTCATGTAAAGTCACTCCCAAAACAAAGGGGGTAAAATGGATACTGATCTAATATCATTCGAGACATTGCTCGCCACACGAGACTCTGCATACTGGGTCATGTGGGGGGCAATAGCTACCGGTGTAGCCGCTTTCGGATCAGTTATGACACTCATCGTTGCAGGGGCAGCTCTCAATACGTGGAAACAACAAGAAAAGACTAAGATTAGAAGTGAACTCAAGAGGTCTTTACTTGCTTTGGATTACGCCGTTCATATGATGCCTGACACGTGGAATTCATTAACCGCACAGAGAGTAAATATCGCACTCACGCAAAAAGCCTTCCGTTTCGATGGTGATGAAGATGCGATAGTTGCCATGATTGAACTCAAAAAATGCTGGCATGAAGCACTTTCAGCGTGGGTTATGTGTGAAGGACAGCTAAAAAATACAAATCTAACAAAGTTGTGGAATGAATTATCGGAAAGTTATTTAGAATTCCTTGAAGGTAAGGCTACTAAGTTGAAAATTTTGGAGAAATTAGCAGAAATGCATTCTGTAAAATTTATCTTCGATTGAAGCACTACCGTTAACAGAATAACCGCCTACGGGCGGTTTTTTATTGCCATTACAAAGCTTCTCAACCGGGGCGCTTGATAATGCCGTAGTGCTGTAAAAGCGCCAGCGTGATTGCCAGACAAACAGTTGAAACGATCTGGTTAATTGATGGTGCGATGGCAATTGCAAAAGAAAAATATAATTCTGTAAACATGTTACCTCCTATAGAAACGAGGCAGGCGAATTCCTGCTTCTATAGTGGTCTCTAATTATACAGCCAGCGTATTAAATTTCGCTGGACATCAGACCACCCTTTAGTGAGGGTTTATTATTTTATCAATGACATGCGGATAAAGAGGTTCTTAATGTCCGACACTTACCAAATCACACTAACCACTCAAACCGGCGAAACCTTCAGAGGCAAGATGACTCGTAGCCAGCCTGAGTTGGTTAACGGCTTTGTGCCGCTGGCGACCGAGACTGGTCAGTGGCTGTACTTTGCTCCTGCCGATGTGAAGCGCGTGGAGTTTACTCCTGCGACAAGTAGTGATGAAGTAAAGGGCGATTGATCGCCCTATATATCAACCGCGAGCCTCTCGACCTACTTCATCTTCAGGGACGCGATAACGCCAATACTTGTCAGGCTTAACCCAAACGACGCTTGGCCCACTATCGACTCTAAACTTGTTTATGAGCTTCGTAGATAGGGCTTGGTTTCCATCAGCATTTTCTTTTAGGTGATGCTCGTTATCTTCCCTAACGAGGTAATCGACAACATCTTGCTGATAAAGGCAGCTATCTTTTTTTAGGTTATTCAACATCCATATTGAAACATCTTCAACAGACAACTTAGCTGAGTTTGGGTTTAAGACTTTGGGGTGTAAATCTCCAAAGACTCTTCCGCAAAAAGACCACTCTCAAGCTTTTTACCAGCAAACCACTGGCACCGATAACTATTCTTAAACCCAATAGGGGCTTCGTTAGTCACAAAAGCGTGCACGGTCATAACAGGTCCGCCTGATTTAAGTACAACCTTCTCTCCAGACTTAAATTTTTCTGACATATCGTTACCTTATGAGTATTAAATATGGCACTCACCGACAAACAAGAAATGTTCTGTCGCGAGTACCTCATCGATTTAAACGCCACGCTAGCGGCTATTCGGGCGGGGTAAAGCAAAAAGACAGCTAACCGTACCGCGTCAGAAAACCTCTTAAAACTTGACATCCAGTACAGAATTGCTGAACTGAAATCTTATCGCAATGATCTGGTAGGCATAAATGGGACATACGTCCTAAACCGGCTCGTTGAGATTGAGCAGATGGATATGATGGACATCCTCAAAAGCACTAGTGAGCTTAAGCCAGTAGAAGAATGGCCCCCGGTATGGCGCACAACGCGGTTAGCCACGCTATTAAGCGTCGCGAAGCTGGTCCTTCAACTCTAATGATCATTAGATGATTGCTACAATCGGGACCATTCTTGTTTGGTCTCTTATCGCTATTGCGGGAGCTGCTGGGCTGCTGTTCGCATTCATCGGCTTTATGTTCTTTATCTACTGGCCGAAGTGATGACGACTGCTAAGGCATTACAGCAGGTATTCACTGAGTGCCTGAGATAATACTTTTATATACAATCACCTCAAACATAGTGAGGTGAGCATGAATCCTGAATATATTTCTTACGAAACACTCACAGCAACTCGCGAATCTGCTGAGTGGGCTTTCTGGGCCATGATTGCAGCTTGGGTAAGTGCAGGGGCAACGATTTTCACTCTTTTTTTCGCTTGTCGGGCGCTTTCAACATGGAGAGAACAAGAAAAAACAAAAGTTAAGTTAGATTTCAGAGCTTCTCTTAAGCACTTTAAATCAGCTTTACTCTCTATGCCCTCCAGCCTCGATCCTGTTGAATTAGAAGTAGAGCGTGAGCAGATCATAGCAAAATGGCTATTCAAAGATGTGGACTTCATAACCCAGCAGATTGAGTCAGGAGAGCAAAACGTCCAGCGGTTTGATGATCTACTAGCTGCATTTGAAAACTGTATTTCAGCATGGTTAGCAACTGAGCACCTGTTTGATGGAACCGATATGGCTAGAGTTTGGTTGATTATTGAGGATGATTTCGAAAAGTATATTAATGGCGAGGGGAGCAAGTCGCCCTTACTACAATCCCTTAATAAACTAACCGCAACCAGATTCGTATTTGAATCAAAATAAAAGTTTAAGTCAGTACAATTAAGATTAGTTCTTTCAAAACCGAATAATTACATAAAGCCACCAACATCCGCTGGTGGCTTTTTTATTGGAGTGAATATGGCTTCCAGTTCACCCTGGCATAACCTCTACAACACCAAGTGCTGGTACCGCCTGCGCTATCATCAGCTTCAGAAGCAGCCACTGTGCGAGTTTCATCTCAAGCGTAATCAGGTGGTGTCAGCCTCCATCGTTGACCACGTCACACCGCATAAGGGTGATGAAACACTCTTTCACGACCCGGAAAACCTTCAGTCACTTTGCAAACGCTGTCACGACTCAGTGAAGCAGCGCATGGAGAAGGGCGGAACGGTGACAGAGTTCGACAGTGAAGGCCGGGTTATCTGGTAAAAGGAGCATGCAATGCAGGATCTCAAGATTGAATACCGTGAAGGCAAGCTGGTTGAACTGAGCATCGATGGCGTCAGCTACAGCTCAGTCACAGCGGTCAGCCTTCACCATGAACTGGGTGAGACGCTACCAGTGATCACTCTTACTGTCCCTCTCAGCATCGGAGAGCGACTGGTGCCAGCCAGTCCTGACCAGCAAAACCTGCGCATCATCGAGAAGTGAGAGCAGTTCTCACTTGTCAGCCTGGAAGGGTGGGGGGAGGGGTAAAACTCTGACGGCAAAATCTTAAAGACCGCGCCCTCAGTCTTTTTTTTAAAAACGTCCAGAAAAAAAGGAAAAAGTGATGGCACAGCGAGGCAGAAAGTCTCTGGCTGCGACGTCTGCCGTCTCGCTGCCGGCACTGGCTGAAAGCAGATTACAGCCGTCGCTGCACCTGAGCGATCCGGAGATCACTGTCTGGATCCGTCTGGTTAATGACAACCCGGCCAGCTCGTTCACCGAAACACACCGCGACATGATGGAGATGTACTGCCGCCACGTCGTGCAGGCCCGGCTCATTACCACGCAGCTTGAAGCGTTCGAGCTGGAATGGCTGTCCCGCGAGGATGGCCTGAAGCGGTACGACCGGCTGCTGACCATGCGGGAGCGGGAAGTCCGTTCCGCATCTTCACTGGCAACCCGTCTGCGGATCACGCGCCAGGCAACTTCCGATCCCAAAACCGTGGGGCGGGCGCATAACAATCTGCCGCGAGAGAAGAAGCCCTGGGAAATTGATTAAGGCTGGTGCCGATGGCTAAGAAGACCCTCACACGGGCTGAGAGAAATATCCGGTGGTGTGAACAGAACATCCTGATCCCTGAAGGCAAATTTGTCGGGCAGCGGCTGAAAATGGCCGACTTCATGAAGGATGACTTCAGGGCGATTTTTGATAACGTGCACGGCACCCGCCGCGCGATCATCAGCAGGGGGCGCAAGAACGCCAAGACGGTGGAAACCGCCATGCTGATGCTGCTTTACCTGGTCGGGCCGGAAGCGGCACCGAACTCCCAGCTTTACTCTGCCGCGCGCTCACGCGATCAGGCTGCAATCCTCTTTAATCTCGCGTCAAAAATGTGCCGGATGAACCCGGGACTGATGCAGTACGTCGCGATCAAGGATTCGGCCAAAGAGATCCACTGCCCTGAGCTGGGTTCGTATTACCGCGCGCTGAGCGCCGAGGCCACAACAGCTTACGGTTTCTCGCCGCGTTTTGTGGCGCACGATGAGTTAGGGCAGGTGCGCGGGCCGCGCGATCCGCTTTATGAAGCGCTCGAAACGGCGACCGCTGCACAGGATAACCCGATTTCCGTGATCATCAGCACCCAGGCACCCGACGCCAGCGACCTGCTCAGCCTGCTGATTGATGACGGGCTGACCGGCGCTGACCCGCGCACAGTGGTCAGGCTCCAGACCGCGCCGGAAGATATCGACCCGTTTTCCGTGGAGGCTATCAGAGCCGCGAATCCGGCCTTTGATGTTTTCATGAACCAGAAAGAAGTGCTGGATATGGCCGCCAGCGCTAAACGCCTTCCTTCCCGGCAGGCTGAGTTTGAAAACCTTGTCCTCAACCGGAGGGTGGAGGCGAAAAGCCCCTTTGTCAGCCAGACCGTATGGCATATGAACAAGGAGGAACCGGACGATTTAACCGGTAAAACCGTCTGGGGTGGTCTCGACCTTTCCAGCGTGTCGGACCTGACCGCGCTGGTGCTCAATACCATGCAGGGTGATGTGCACTGCAAGTTCTGGCTGCCCGAAGAGGGGCTGGCAGATAAAGCGCGTAACGATCGCGTGCCCTATGACATCTGGGCGAAGCAGGGATTTCTTAACACGACGCCAGGCAAGGCCATTGAATACGCCTTCATCGCCCGCGAGCTGCGTCACGTTTTTGACATCTGCAATGTCAGGGCGCTGGCGTTTGACCGTTACAACATGCGCTTTCTTCGTCCGCACCTGATTGATGCCGGTTTTACTGAAGCCGAGCTTGAGCGGTTTGTGGAGTTCGGCCAGGGGTTTGTGTCCATGTCACCTGCGCTGCGTGAGCTTGAAGCAAAGCTGCTCGGCGCGCAGCTGAAGCACGGCAACCATCCCATCCTCGAAATGTGCGCCAAGAATGCCACGGTCATCACCGACCCCGCAGGAAACCGCAAGTTTGTGAAGGGCAAATCGAGCGGGCGTATCGATGGCATGGTCGCACTGGCAATGTCCATCGGCGCGCAGACCAGCGACGAGGTTGAAGATCAGGGCGACGTTAACGATTTTATTTACAACTTTTTGAGCGTGTAAAAATGGCAGATACCGATTACAGCATTGACCTGCGAACGCGATCGCCATTCTGGGCGCGCATGGCCTCCATTCTGACCGGTGGCCGGCTGGTCACGCCAGATAAAGGCTCTCAGATGGCAGGCACCTCTGCGCACGGCGTTGTCGGTGAATCCGTCGTTACTGATGAGCGCAACATGCAAATCAGCACGGTGTGGGCCTGTATCCGTCTGATCTCCACCGTCACTGCATCGTTACCCCTTGATGTCTACGAGACCAAAGATGATAAGCGCAGCAAAGCGCCGGGCACGCATCCTCTCGCAAAGTTGCTGCGATTCCGGCCTAACAATTTCATGACCGCACTGGAGTTCCGCGAGGCCATGACCATGCAGCTTTGCGCTTACGGCAATGCCTACGCACACGTGGAGCGAAACAGCGTCGGCGACGTTATCAGCATGGTTCCGCTGATGAGCGCCAATATGGAGGTGAGGCTCAGTGAGAACGGTAAGGCCGTTATCTACCGCTACCGTCGTGATACGGAATACGCCGACTTTACGCAGAAAGAAATCTTCCATCTCAAGGGTTTTGGCTTCAACGGACTGACCGGCCTCTCACCGCTGGCGTTCAGTGCGAAGTCTGCTGGGGTAGCTATCGCCATGGAGGACAACCAGCGCGAGTTCTTCGCGAACGGTGCGAAGTCTCCGCAGATCCTGATGACTGACGGCAAGGTGCTGACCAAAGAGCAGCGCGGCCAGCTGGAAGAAAACTTCAAAGAGATTGCTGGCGGCCCGGTTAAAAAGCGCCTGTGGATCCTGGAGAGTGGCTTTACGACGCAGTCAATCGGCGTTTCACCTCAGGATTCCGAGATTCTGGCTGCGCGTAAATTTCAGGTTGCTGAGCTTGCCCGTTTCTACGGCGTGCCGCCGCACCTTGTCGGTGATGTGGATAAAACGACATCCTGGGGTACTGGCATCGAGCAGCAAAACCTCGGCTTCCTCCAGTACACCCTCAAACCTTACCTTGACCGGTGGGAATACAGCATTGAACGCTGGCTGGTTAAAGAATCAGAGCAGGGCAGTATTCACGCTGAACATAATCTCGATGGGCTGTTGCGCGGCGATTCCACGAGCCGGGCATCGTTTATGCAGATCATGGTTAACACCGGGATCCGTACTGTTAATGAAGTGCGACGGCTCGACAACCTGCCGCCCCTGCCCGGTGGCGATGTGGCAACACGCCAGTCGCAGAACATCCCGATTACCGATCTCGGAACCAACACTAAGCCCCTCACTGAAGGGGCTTAATTTTTATGGGGGCTTCAATGCCGGAAATCCAGAAAACCCTGTCCTTTAACCAGGCAGAGATCAAATTCGCAGGCGATGGCAGCCAGGGCATTTTTGAAGGCTACGCCTCCGTGTTTAACAACACAGACTCTGATGGCGACATCATTTTACCGGGTGCATTCAGGAACACGCTTGCCACGCAGAGCCGCAAGGTCGCGATGTTCTTTAACCACCGCACCTTCGAGATCCCGGTCGGCAAATGGGAAACACTCCAGGAGGATGAGAAAGGCCTGTATGTGAAAGGTCAGCTCACGCCAGGGCTAAGTGTTTCATCCGATCTGAAAGCCGCCATGCAGCACGGCACGGTTGAAGGTATGTCGGTCGGTTTCTCTGTATCGAAAGATGATTACAGCGTCGGTACCACGGGCCTGATTTTTAAAAACATCTCTTACCTGCGGGAGATCAGCGTCTGCACGTTCCCCGCCAACGAGCTGGCGGGCGTCTCCGCCATGAAAAGCATCGGCACAATCAAAACCATTCGTGACGCGGAAGCCTTCCTGAGGGAGTCAGCAGGGCTGTCGCGTGCAGAAGCACAGGCGTTTCTCGCCAGTGTTAAGTCCGCAGGCCGGAGCGAGTCCGGTAGCGGCGACATTGACGCGCTTGCACAGCGCATAACCTCATTTGCCGCTAATCTGCGGAACGCATAACGGAGCACCACATGTCTGAATTAGCCACCCTCGAAAAAGCGATTGAGAATTCACAGAAAGAAGTGAAGGACCTCATCGAAGAGCAGCGCAAATCCATTAACGAAAACGGTAAGGTCAATCAGCAACTTCAGGTTGATCTGACCAAAGCGCAGGAAGAACTGAAAGCCACCGGCACACGCCTGTTCGATCTCGAACAGAAACTGGCGGGTAACTCGCCCGATCAGACGGCGAAAAAGTCTTTTGCACAGCGCGTGTCCGAAGACCTGATGAAAGGCTGGGACGGCTCGCGTACCAAAGCGAAAGTGACCAGCTTTGATAAGGCGATCGGTTCCGGTGCTAACTCCGCCGGTGCGCTGGTTCTGCCGCAGCAGCAGCCGGGGATCCTTATGCCGGGTCTTCGCCGCCTGACCGTGCGTGATCTGCTGGCCCAGGGGCGTATTACCAGTAACGCGCTGGAGTATGTCCGTGAGAACGTGTTTACCAACGCTGCTGCACCAGTGGCGGAGGGCAACCTCAAGCCGGAAAGTAACATCACCTTCACCAAAGAAACGGCGAACGTGAAGACCATCGCCCACTGGATCCAGGCATCCCGTCAGATTATGGACGACGCTCCGGCACTGGAGTCTTACATCAATGCCCGCATGATGTATGGCCTGGCGCTGGTGGAAGAGAACCAGATGCTGAACGGGGACGGCTCCGGTGACAACCTTCAGGGCCTTAACGTGGTCGCCAACGACTACGAAACGGAACTGAATGCCTCCGGTGACACGGGCGCTGACGTGCTGGCACACGCTATTTATCAGGTGTCGCTCAGCGAGTTCGAAGCGGATGGCATTGTCCTCAACCCGGCAGACTGGCACCGCATTGCGCTGCTGAAGGATGCGAACGGCAACTACATCCTCGGCGGCCCGCAGGCGTTTGCCTCGAAACTGCTCTGGGGGCTGCCGGTAGTGTCCACCACGGCGCAGGCCGCAGGTAAATTCACCGTGGGTGCTTTTGGCCTGGCCTCTCAGGTCTGGGACCGCATGGATGCCACCATCGAAATCAGCAACCAGGATCGCGATAACTTCGTGAAAAACATGCTGACCATCCTGTGCGAAGAGCGTCTGGCGCTGGCGCACTATCGTCCTGCCGCCATCGTTACCGGTGATATTGCCGTCGGTTCCGGTGAATAACAGAAGGGCGCGGTCAGCAATGGCCGCGTAAACGTTATGAAAATTAAAGCTCTCCGTATGTTCTCGCATTATCACCTCGGTACGGTTTCCCAGGGTGAAACCCGCATCGTGAAAAAAGAGATCGGCGAAGCGCTGGTAAAACTGCTGCTTGCTGAAGAGGTTGACGCCGAACCGGTAAAAGCCACCGATACTGAGCCGCCACCTAAAGCCAAAACCGGAGGTAAAAGTGGAGCTAAGCGCCGCGCAGATGGAACAGATAAGGAATCATCTCAGGGTTGACAGTGACGACGACAGCACGCTGATCGCCGCCTATTCTGCGGCAGCCATCGATTACGTTGAGAAGTTTTGCGACGGTTCGCTGGTTGAAGCGCTGACCACTCCCGTGGAAGGAGAAGAACCTCCTCGTGAGGTTCTTTTCACTCCTGGGATCTGGGCGGCAATGCTTTTGCTGATTGGTCACTGGTACGCAAACCGCGAAGCGGCGGCCCAGAACCTGGCGGAAACACCGCTCGGCGTTGAAGCGCTGCTGTTACGCCACCGGCGGTGGCACTGATGGCCTGCGCCGGGTGTGAGCGCCGCCGTGCGTGGCTGAAAAAATGGAGAGACATTGCCTATGAACGAGCAACAGGTAAACGGCCTGCTGGCAGCGATGGCAGCGCAGACCGCCGCGATGACCCGGCTGGCGGAGTCAAACGAGGCACTGGTGGCGGTGATTTACCAGTCAATGGTGGAAGAGATTGAAACGACCACCATCGATTCCCCGGTGCACACCTACCTCAGTGGTAAACCCAGGGGGTAAGCATGCAGGCCGGAAAACTTAACAGACGCATCATGCTTCAGAAGCCAGTGGAAACACAAAGCCCTGTGACGGGCGCTGTCACCAGTGGCTGGGCCGATGTGAAGGAGTTGTGGGCGAGTGTCGTTGATTTATCCGCGCGTGATTTTGTCGCAGCGCAGGCCGGGCAGAGTGAGGTGACAACACGCATCACCATTCGCTGGCGTGATGACGTCACGGATAAACACCGCATCGTTCACCGTGGCCGCATCTACAACATTCACGGCGTGCTTGAGGATGACAAAAGCGGCCGGGAATATCTGACGCTGCCGTGTTCGCGGGGGGTAAACGATGGCTGATGGCGTTGATTTCAGCATTACGGGCCTTGAGTCCCTGCTGGGGAAACTCGATGCAGTCAGTGACGATCTCCGTCGCCGTGGCGGACGGGCAGCGCTGCGGCGCGCCGGTAATGTGATTGTCGAAAAAGCGAAAGAGAACGCCAGCCGCCTCGACGATCCCGGGACCGGCCGCAGCATTGCCGCAAACGTGACGCAGCGCTGGAATGGCCGCCTGTTCAGGCGTACCGGTAATCTCGGCTTTCGGATCGGCGTGCAGCATGGCGCTGTACTGAAAAATCACCCGGATCTGAGTGAAAACGCCCCGACTCCGCACTGGCGTCTGATTGAGTTCGGTACCGAGAAAATGCGGGCACAGCCTTTTATGCGGCCGGCGGCTGAAACCAGCATCAACGAGGTTGTCAACACCTTCGCGGATGAGTACGAAAAAGGCCTCGATCGCGCTATTAAACGCGCCCGTAAAAAGGGAGTGCCACCATGATCGCGCCGATATTCCCGGTCTGCGCTGCCAGTCCTGCGGTCCAGGCGCTGCTGGGCGGCAGCATGCTTCGCCTGTATCCGTTCGGCATGCAGGACACTGTGGTCGTTTACCCCTATGCAGTCTGGCAGAACGTAACCGGGGCACCAGAAAATTACCTGACGCAGCGGCCCGATGTGGACTCATTCACATTGCAGGTCGATGCGTATGCCGACACGGTGGATGAGGTGATCGCCGTCGCCGCAGCATTGCGCGATGCCATAGAGCCGCACGCGCACATCACGCGCTGGGGCGGGCAGGAGCAGGACCCCGAAACAAAACGCTATCGCTATTCATTCGACGTTGACTGGATAGTGAAACGCTAACCCCTCAATACCGGCCATGAGCCGGTTTTTTTATACCCGGAGATCAGCATGTCTGTATTAACGCAAGGCACACAACTTTTCGTGCTCGTGAAAGGGGCGGTAAGCGAAATTGAATGCATCACCGCTTTTTCGCCGGGCAGCAACCCTGCCGATCAGATTGAAGATACCTGTCTTTCTGAAAGAAACGATCGCACTTATAAGCGCGGCCTGCGCACGCCCGGACAGGCTTCACTTACCCTTAACGCCGATCCGAAAAATGCCAGCCATATCATGCTGCATAATCTGTCCCTGTCGGACGATGAAGCAGATCAGGATGTGACTTTCGCTATTGGCTGGTCTGACGGTGAGTCTTCCCCGACTGCCGCCGCGAACGGAGCCAGCGGAGCGGTAGACGGGCTGGTACTGCCGGAGGACCGCACCTGGTTTGTTTTCAAAGGTTATGTGGGCGATTTCCCGTTTGATTTCTCGGCAAACACGGTCGTGTCCACGTCGGCTTCAATTCAGCGCTCCGGCGGCGCGGTCTGGATCCCTAAAGCGAGCGCATAATGAAACTGACACTTGATTCACTGAAGCAGGCGGGGGCCTTTACCGGCCGCCCGGTTGAGAAAGAAATCACCTGGAAGCAGGGCGATCAGGATTTCACCGCAACGGTGTATATCCGCCCGCTGGGTTATCACAGCGCAATGACTGACGTGATGGCGGCAAACGGACGGGTAGATGGCGTGGCCGGGCGCATCGCTGCCTCGATCTGCGATGAAGAAGGTAAGCCGGTCTTTACTCCGGCAGATATTACCGGCGAGGCAGACCCGGATCGCGGCGCGCTCGATGGTGCGCTGACTATCGCCCTGCTGGTGGCTATCCAGGAGGTTAACGATCTGGGAAAGAGTACCAGCTCAGCGCCGAAGACGAGTTCTGGTGTGAGCTCGTCCTCAACGGCATCGGCGGCAGAACCATCGCCGAAGCCCGGGAAGCGATCAGCTTCAGAGAGTCTCAGCTCTGGGCTAGATACAGAGAAAGATACGGCAGCCTGAATCCGATGATGCGCACCGAGTGGGGGGCAGCGCTGATCTCTTCTGTGCTGGCTAACGTCAATAAAGGAACGGACAGCCCGGCATTCAGTATCAGTGATTTCGCCCCCCACATTGGCGAGTCCGCTGTTTCTCTGGAAGATGCTATGAAGACTTGGATTTAGCATTATCATGGTTTTGTCATTCCGCTAATCCTGCTACCCTTTTAAAAAAGTATCTGAGAGGGCACGAAATGAAAAACGCTGGATGGCTATTATCAGTAAGCGGAGTGATATTGGCACTGTACGCTTTATTCTTTATGGACGTTAGTGTACCAGTAGGAGATGGTACACGTGTAAATAATATTGGCTTACTGGCGCAACAGCAAAACCTAATTGTGATAGCCGGTGTATTATTTATAGCGGGTGTTTTAATTTCTGCTTTGAGAAAGAGAAAATCTGTTCCTGATATAGATTATTCACCAATCAATAATATGACTGGGGAATTTGTTCTGAATAAAACGGAGAACGGCCAATATCTTGATTTAAATTCAATAGATAAATTATCGTTAATGCTATTGAAAAAACATGGAAGAAGCAGTGTTAATGAAATACTGCTCATGAACGGGCCCATGCTAGATAGGATGGAGGGCACGATACCAGAAGATTTACGCAAAGATTTTCGGCGTAAACTAACAGAAAGACTTAAAGAAAATAGTTAAATACAACCCGCTTAGGCGGGTTTTTTTATGGAGCAAACATGGCTGGTAAATCACTTGGAACTTTGACGATCGATCTCGTAGCAAAGGTTGGTGGTTTTGTTGCTGGCATGGACAAGGCGGAGCGCTCTTCAACAAAGTGGAGAAAACAGGTTGAGCAGGATGTTAAGGCTGCGGGCTCTGCCATTGCTACATTAGGAGCAGCAACTGCAACGGCTGCTATTGGTGTCGGAACGGCAGGTATTGCGTTATTAAAATCAACATCTGAGCAAATTACTGAAACTGATCGCTGGGCTAAATCCCTTCGCATTTCAACACAAGAGTTATTGGCTTGGCAATTTGCAGCCGAAAAAGCTGGAGTATCGGGCGATAACATGGCCGATATCTTCAAGGACATTGGCGATAAAATTGGTGATGCTGTTCTTAATAAGTCAGGAGAAGCTGTAGACGCGCTTAATGCGTTAGGGCTATCAGCGGACAAGCTTTCAAAATCGGCTCCAGACGAACAACTCTTAGCTATAGGTGAAGCCCTAAGTAAGATAGGAACAAATGCTGAAAAGACAACTATTCTGGAGAGTTTAGGGAATGACTTGTCAAAGTTGCTGCCTTTATTTGATAATAATAATGCAAAACTTAAAGCGTTTATTCAGCAAGCTAAAGATTATGGAGTAGCTCCCACACCTGAATCTATCAATGACTTGATTAAAGTAAATGAGGTTTTTCAAGACATAGAATCGCAAGTTAAAGGATTGAAAATAGAAATTGCCAGTGGCTTGGCTAAGGTTGATCTCTCTGGTCTAAGTAATTCTCTTGATAAAATTAAATCTACTTTTACCGATCCTAAAGTATTACAGGGATTAGTGTCGCTTGTTAGTGAAATAGCAGAGCTGTCAGGACTCATGGCGAAAGCTGCTGCCGAGACAGGAAGGTTAGCCGCTTATTCTTCTAACCGTATTGCGGCACTTGGAGGGAATGTTGACCTGTCGAATATTGATCAGATAAACGAGCGCATAAGCTACCTCCAAAATAATTTGTCTAACAGGAAAGGTATTTACTCACAGGGTGAATCATTTGTTTCTTGGTTGACCGGTGGTGATGATAGCGTTGCAACCCTAAATGATGAGATCAAAAACCTAGTAGCGCAGCGCGAAAAACTTATTCAACAGAATAATAAAGTCATTGCTCCGCCAACTGGTAAAGCGACTGTTGCTGATAGCAAATCATTTGCACTTGGGGCTAATGAAACAAACGGCAAAACCACCCCTGATGCTGGTGCTAAAAAACTCGAAAACGCATTCAAGGCCACAGAGCAAAGCTACCTTCGCCAGAAAGAGTTGATTGATACCACTGGCAAAAAAGGAGTTGAGGTCACTGAGCTTCAAAAGCTACAAATCGATATTCTTCATGGAAGGCTTGAGGGTCTTAATCAGGCTCAGAAAACTCGCCTGGAGCAACTTGCTTCAGAGGTTGATCAGCTTAATGCTACCAAAAAGGCTAACGAAGATAACCTCAAAGTCGCGGAGTTTGTCGCTAACCTCCAGCGTGAGAACGCCAACAGTGCTGCTTCACTCAATGCGGATATTGCAGGCGCAGGCCTGAGCGATAAAGCGCGGGATCGAATGAGGGAAATGCTCGGTATTCAGGCTGATTACCTCGATCAGCGGCGTGAGCTCGAAAGGCAATATCAGAGCGGCGATATTGAAAGTAAAGACCTCTATGACAGAAAAACCGCCGCGCTCAACGATGCGTTACAGCAGCGGCTGGCAATGCAGCAGGATTATTACCAGAAGCTGGATACGCTTCAGGGCGACTGGCTTGATGGTGCCACGAATGGTCTGGCGAACTGGATAGACAGCGCGTCCGACTATTACAGCCAGGCGTCTAATCTGGTCGGGTCCACGCTGGGTGGTTTTGTCGATAACCTCTCGGAAGCACTGGCAGGTAACAAAGTGGACTGGGAGGACTGGTCGATGAGTGTGCTTCAGTCGTTACAGAAAATCCTGCTTAACGCGATGCTGGTGAACTCCATCAAATCGCTGTCCGGCACAGATTTCATGAGTATGTTCAGCTTCGGCGCTGGCACCGCAGGTGGATCCACGCCATCGGGCGCTTACAGTTCTGCTGCGTCCGGTGTGAGGCTCAATGCCAAAGGCGGTGTATACGAATCAGCCGATCTGAGTCGTTTCAGTAACGGCATCGTCAACAGCCCAACACTTTTTGCTTTTGCAAAAGGGGCTGGACTCATGGGTGAGGCCGGACCGGAAGCGATCATGCCGCTGACCCGTGCCTCTGATGGCTCACTCGGTGTCAGGATGGTGAACGAATCACTGAATGCTGTTTCCGGGCGGGCTGGCGGTTCGCTCCCGCCGATTCACCAGGAGATCCATGTGTCAGGTAATGGTGATGCTGCATTAATCCAGGCAATGAAGCAGGCCGCACGAGAGGGCGCAGCCGAAGGCAGAAAGCAGGCCCGTCAGGACATGCTTCAGGATTTCCAGAGCCGGGGGCAGGGCCGTCGACTGCTGGGCGTTTAATTCTACAAAACTTTATTTTCGATAAGCCGAAAGGCAGGAGTTTGTTATGACTTTAGAGCAACGAGTTGAAGCGCTGGAAAAAAAGGTAAAGGTATTAGCAGGGGAGGATTTTACTGTCGAGGGTGGTCGGGTATTCATCAATAAGGCATTTATCCGAGAGGGGGATACTACAGCGGCCCAGATACAGGCCGCTATTGAAATTACAAAAGCTGATGGCACTACTGCTGTCCGGTTAGGGAAAATTTAGTAAATTGCGCTAACCTGGCAAGCTCCACATAGCTTGTTGCACCTTCGTTATAGGCCAGGGCTTGGTCAAGTTTACTAAATAGCTCTGCCTGCTTTTCCTCATCGTTCCCGACAACTGTTGAAGAAAGCGCCCCAAATGCACTCATGAGGGCATAGGCAAGTTCTTCAGCATTAGGCGGGTTACTGGTATCAACATCTTCAAACTTATATTTAGTCATTTCGTTCCTTTTCCAGAGGTAATCAGCCATCCCTCTTTATCATGGGCGTCAGCGTCCCACCACTGACGGGCTGAATACTCAACATACCCAGGGATTTGAATCAGCAACATCCTGATATTCAGACAGTAGCGCCTGTACGCGCAAAATTATGCAGGAGCATTTATGGCTGTGCTCGAATGGCCCGCAGACATTTGCCCGTCATCGCTGACGTGGCGACCGGAAAGCAACGCAAAAACCTTTCGCAGTCCCTTCAATGGTGCCTCCCAGACGGTTCGCTTTCCTGGTACCCGATGGGTGTGCGCCCTGACGTTTAATAACCTGTCAGATGATAAATCCCGGCGCATCGATGCGCTGATCGCCTCCCTCGATGGCGAGTACGGGCGGGTGAAGATCCGCGACTGGGGGCGGGAGGGGCATAAGCCCGCCGGAACACCACTGGTATCCGATGCAAATCAGACCGGGACGATGCTAATGACAAAAGGCTGGACGGCGGGTGTGGTGGTGCTGCGCGCCGGGGATTACATCACGGTTAACGATGAGCTGAAGATGGTCACGGCAGACGTAACCAGCGCCGCGGGTGGTACCGCAGTCATCCCGATCGCACCGATGCTGCGCAGTTCTCCTGCGGCTAATGCACGGATCGAGGTACTGGCTCCCTACGGCATCTTTAAACTGAAAGATAACCAGCAGGGCACCGGTAACCGTGTTCCCGGTGTTTTCACCAGTTACACCCTGGAATTTGAGGAAGCGTTCTGATGCTGTACACCCCTTTTTCCGATCAGATGGTCGATTACCTGTCCCGCGACAGGGTGACAGCCGTGATCGCCGCGCAGGTCCAGTTTGAATCCGGGACCGTCTACGTGCATTCCGGCACCGGGACGCTGGTGCTGGGCGGCTACGTGTATTATGGCGTCGGCACCCTGGGCGCGGTTGATGACATGCAGGAAACCGGAACAACCAGCCCGACCCAGCTGAAGCTGACGCTGTCAGGCCTCGATATGTCCCTGTTTGCGAAAACGCTGAACGAGCGTTGCGTGGGCCGCCCGGCTGAACTGTATCTGGTGGCACTCGACGAGGCGGGCGTGGCGCGGGTGGCCGATCTGATTTTTAAAGGCAAAGTATCCTCGACCGGCGCAACGGCGGGGGACACGAATGCCCTGCAATATACCGTCAGCAATATTTTTGAAGACTGGCAGCGGCCGTTTCCCGATCGTTTTACCGATGAGTCGCATCAGGCCGCGCAACCCGGCGACCGTATTTTCCGCTATGTGGCGCAGATGGCTGAGCGGCCCATTTACTGGGGCAGCAAAAAAGACGCGCCGGGCTTTACCTATTCGTGAGGATGCATGAAACACCCCGACTGGCATAACAGATTAATCACAGTGATAAGGGCCGCTGAAGAGCGGCCTTTTTTATGGGGCGAACACGACTGCTGCCTGTTTGCTGCGGACTGTGCGCAGGCCATGTGTGGCGAGGACTTTGCCGCTGACTGGCGCGGGACCTATGAAAACGAGACGGGCGCGAAAAAGGCCATTCTTCGCGCGGGAGGTACGCTTGAAAAAGTGCTGGCCCGCTATCTCGATGAGGTGCCGGTGAAGCTGGCACAGCGCGGTGATATCGCGGTGGTGGAAAATACCGGTTCCCGCTGTGCCGGGGTCATTTATGGCGGCGCGGTGTGGGTGCCTGGTGAATCAGGGCTGGTGAGTTTACGGGTGACGCCGCTCAGTGTCTGGAGGGTTCGCTGATGCCTGCTGCCATTCCTGTTATTGCTTCTGTTGCGGCGGGCATCGCGGCAGCAAACGAGGCTTATGCCATCGCGATGGCGATCACAATCGCTGCGCAGGTGGCGACCATGGCGCTGACAAAAAAGCCGTCGCTGGATGCCTACCGCGATAATGCGGAGCGCAAGCAGGTGCTGCGCGCGGCCGCCGGTCCGAAGACGGTTGTGTATGGCCGCACGCTTTCCGCCGGAACGCTGTTTTTTGCCGAAGAACAGGCGGGCACCCAGACCGATGGCGAAATGCTGCATCTGGCGATCACGCTGGCCGGGCATCCGCTGAGCAGCACCGGGAAAATTCTGCTGGGTGATGACGAGATCGGCACTTTTGGTACCAGTGCCACCTGGGAAGTGCACACCGATCGCCAGACGCCTGATCCGTATATGCTGGCGAACTGTGCGTCGTGGAAGCCGGACATGACTGGGCGCGGGATCACCTGGCTTCGCCTGAGCCTGAAATTTGACGCGGCGAAATTCCCGGCAGGTATCCCGAATGTGCGTGTGGAAAAGTACGGGCGGAAGGTATATGACCCGCGCACCGGGCAGACCCTTTACAGCAACAACGCCGCGCTGTGCATTCTGGATTATTACCGCAGTTACCTGAAGGTACCCGACAGCGAAATTAACTGGGATCAGTTTCAGGAAGCGGCCAACATTTCAGACGAGATGGTGGCACGCGGTGACGGTACCATGGAGCGGCGTTACACCATCAATGGTGAATTTGATCTCTCTGAGAACAAGGCCAGTATTCTCGATGCGATGCTGGCTGCCTGCGCCGGTGAGCCAACCTATGTGGGGGGAAAACACGGCATGCTGGCCGGGGCCTATTACGGCCCGGCTACCGAAGTGATCACTGAAAGCCAGCTTGCCGGCGATATCGAAATTATGCCTGAGGTATCGCAGTCAGAGCGCGTCAATACCATCAAAGGTACCTTTATCGATCCGCAGCAGAACGATTCCGAAGTCGATTTCCCCGCGGTGTCTGTAGCCGAGTGGGTTGCAGAGGACGGCGTTGAAATCACCCAGGACCTGAAGCTGCGTTTTGTGACCAGTGAATACCAGGGCCAGCGCCTGGCCGACATTAAACTCAAGCGCACCCGCATTTCCCGCACGCTGAACGTAACACTTAATCTCAGCGGCTACCGTTACCGGCCCGGCATGTACGTGAAGGTGAATTTTCCGACGCTGGGTATCGTCAATGTTGAAATGCGCGTCACGGACTGGAAGTTCGGCATTCAGAACGGCGTGCAGATCACGCTGAAGCAGGAAACGGCGGGTGTGTGGGGCGGCGCGATTGGCAAACCCATCACGCGACCGCCTTTTACCCAGCTTTCACCGGGCGGCGTGGCACAGCCGCAGAACCTGAAATACACGGTGGAAGAAATCGGGCAGGTTGTGCAGGGCGTGCTGTCCTGGCAGAACGTGGGACAGTACGTTTACAACAAGGTGATCATCCGCAGGAACGGCGAGGCTGTGCTGGCGATCCAGGTGCCGGGCTCTTTTACCCGTCTGACGGGGCTTCTGAAAGACACCTATACCGCGCATGTTATCGCCGTTAACCGGATGGGCGCGGAGTCGCCTGAGGCCTATCTTGAGTTCAGCATCGAAGCGCCGCCGCCGCCGTCGGCGGTGGATGTGGAGCAGGGTTACTTTGCCGTCACGCTCAAACCCAGGCTTGACGTCGTCACAAACGTTTCAACACAGTTTGATTTCTGGACGTCCGGCGAAACCCGGCTGGCGAATGCCGGTACCGCCACTGTGGAGGCCGGAGCCACCCGCGCGGGCATGGGAACGGTCTGGACAAGCAACGAACTGCAAATCGATCACACCTACTACTGGTATGTGCGCACCATTAACGCTTTCGGCGCGTCGGCGTTCGTTGAAGTGGCGGCCACATGCACAACTGATACCGGCGATCTGCTCGATCAGATTGATGAGCGCATCCGGGGTTCGGAGGCGTTCGACAACCTGGCGCGTGAGATTGATGTCAGTACCGATGCGCTTATCGAAACTGCGCTGGCAAATGATGCCGATATTCAGCGCAGGCGTAAGCAGGACGGCAAAGTCTCAGCTGAGATACTGCGTATCGACACGCTCATCGTCAAAAATGACTCTGCCTACGCCCAGAAGTTTGAGCAGCTTCAGGCCACGGTGGATGAAAATGCCGATGGTGTCGCGGATGCATTCGCGGCGGTGCAGCAGGTGTCCAGCGCTTATGCTGACCTTAACGGTAAACTCTCTGCCCAGTGGGGCGCAAAGGTGCAAATAAGCAGCGACGGCCAGGCTTACGTGGCGGGCATGCAACTGGGTGTTGAAGGGCAGGGCGGGACGGTACAGAGCTATTTTCTTGTCAGCGCCAACACCATGGGCTTCTATAACCCCGGCAACGGCACGATGAAGCTGGCGATGGCGATCAAGAACGGGCAGGTGTTCCTGAACGAGGCCCTGATCGATTACGCCTCGATTACGCTGGCGAAAATTGGCAGCTGGTACTCGGCCAATTATGTCCCCAGACAGACAGGGACGATGATGGGAGCCGACGGCTCATTTGAGGTTAACGGCTCGATTGCAGGCAGTGGCCGACTGATGATTACCAATAACCTGATCGCGGTATACGACGGTGCCGGAAACATCAAAATTAAGCTGGGGTATCTGAAATGAGTGATTTTGGTCTTCAGGTTTTCACCCCGTCCGGCAAGGCCCTGAATGTGTCGGATGCGTCACCGTTGCAGTTTATCCGCAGGATCTCCCGCAGTGAGGTCAGTTTTACCACGGGCGCTTCAACGACCTTTGACTTTTCGGCTCAGGTTCCGGCAGGTGTTCAAATCGTGGTGTGGACAGACTTTGCCGCTGTGATCATTCAGTCACCGATTTACCTGGGTTATAGCGTGATGCCCCTCAGTATTGCCGTGGCCGATCGCAGAGTGACAATCTCAGTGCCCGATTTCGGTACCGGGAACTGGGGGCCCCGTGAGACACCCACCGGTTTCTGGGTGTTTGCGATCTATCCGCAGCCAGTGACCAGCGACGGATTTGGACTTTTTATTGATTCCGGCGGTGCATTCCCTGCCGTGGTGAACTCTGCCGCCGGGCTTTTTATGACGGCGCAGTACAGCGTCACGTTCACCGGCACGCTGACGCTGAACTGCTCGGAAAATGCCATGGTGTTCTGCAACTGTGCTGATGACGGGATCGGATTGTATTTTGATCGCACGACCCGGCAAATCATCGGCTACAAACCCGCCGGAAAACAGTGGGGAACGGTCGGAGGTTTCAGCGTTCCGCTGCAAGTCTGCGTGTTTGATGTGAAAACGCCCACGATCCCTGACTGGGGGCTGATGATTTATGGCGCGGACGGCGGGGTAAGTTTTACCTCGCAGGAAGTGCCGATGATCATACGCCAGTGGGCGGCACTCCCCAGCGCCGTCGGTAACTGGACAAACTTCACCTCTCCGGCAAACACCCCGATGATCCCGCTCGCCAGCATGGGCGCAAAAACCATCGACCGTAGCTTTATCTGGAAGGTTAACCTGGCGATGAACAACCAGCATGTCGGGTATGGCCCCGGGGCACTGCTGCTTCAGGTGGGGGATAACATCCTTACTGAGCAGGAGCAGATCTCTTACAAAGGCAAGACGGTGCCCGTTATCTGGGGCAGCGATTATTTCTGATCTCTTCTTAATTCTGGAGTCAATATGGCATGGTATAAAAACGGCACAGTCGCCATTTCCGGGGTGACGGTGACCGGCACAGGAACAAACTGGACGGATAATAAATCCGGCATTGGTCCCGGCCAGGCCCTGCTTGTGCCTGCCGCCGGTACCGTAAAAATGTATGAAATCCTGAGTGTGGACAGCGCGACAAAGCTTACGCTTACCAGCAGCGCAGGTGCCGTTGCAGCGGGTAGCGCTTACGCAATCCTGTCTTTTTACACTGACAGCGTGCCGGACTTTGCCCGGCGTCTCAGTGCCCAGCTCACGTATTATCAGTCCCAGATGGACGGCTGGCAGCAAATCATGACCGGCACGGGCAACATTACCATTGAGGCTCCGGATGGTACCCTGGTCACGCTGAGCAGTTTTAAAAAGCTCACCACGGATATGGGCAACAAAGCCGATTTGATTAATGGCGTTGTTCCCGTGATTCAGGGTGGCACCGGCGGTAATAATGCTGTGAATGCGCGGGCAGGAATTGGTGCAGCGGCATCCGGAGACAATACCGACATCACTTCTCTCTCGCTCACCAGTTTTCGGCTGGCCTCTAATATTCTGTTTACTTCAGATTTGGTCGAGGTCGGTGGATCGGCATACCTTGATTTACAGCCCCGAAACTCAAACTGGGTAAAGCTGCGCATAATCGGCGGCTACAACACCCGCCGTGGCATAAACGGAGTGTTTGGCGGGAGCTCCTTCAACTTCGACTGGGGGGGGCCGACGGCAGTTGGCGCAAACCCCTTCGAACTGTGGGTGGACGGGTCGCGGATTGGTCAGGTGGCGTTCACCACCTCATCAGATAAATATCTGAAAAAAGACATTGAGTATCAGGATGATAATGCTGCGGCGCTGGAAGAAGTCATGCAGTACCGGGCGGCCTCATTTAAATATCGCGCCCGCGGCATTCTCGAAGAA